GGCAAGGTCTTAATTCCTGAATGGCTTGCTACTGATATTTTAAATATGAAACCTGAAGATCATTGGCAAAAGGGTGTTCCCACTAAAAGGGTCACATCTGTCTGTTTCCAATTATCTACACATGGTTCAAAAATCCATATTAACCCCCACATGCTTAGACATTGGTTTGCAACAGATATGGCTAGGAGAAATGTTCCACCTAATGTAATGATGAAACAGATGCGCCATAAGAATGTTAATACCTGTATGGCTGTCTATTCACAGGTTAATAATCAGGACTTAATTGATGCCCTGCCAAATAGGTTTAAACCTTTAAGGGCTATTGCTAACTAAATAAACAAAGATAGGGGCTATGGATTACTTCTGTAGCCCTTGCAGGATCTATTCTTTTGCCACCCATACCTTCAGAATACTAAAGGTGACTGACTTAATCCTTAAATATCCCTAGATGATTCTCCATAAGGTCATAGAAGTCAGTTTTGCAGGTGTCTAGTTCACTTTGTAGGTGATCTACCCTTTTCCTAAGTTCCGCTATTTCTTCCCTTAGTTCTTCAATTATCTGCATTTCTATCCCCTTTGTTCTAAATTTATTATTGTAGGCAAGGGCAAGAAATTTATATCCTGCCCCACCTACTAATAAAGAACTTACTATTTGAATTAGATCAGTCATTTATTGATGGTTTACCTAAAGATAATCCTTCAGGAATTGGCTTGCTGTATTTCCATTTGGCAATATAAGCAATGCCATCCCCATCATCTACCAAGTAAATGCCCAAATCTCTAAAAACATCTGTTGGAGATATTTCTGGGTATGCCTGAATAATTTTTTCCCATAGTTCCATAATTTATGCTCCTAACAATGCACATTGAAAAGTTGAATATTGTGCGTCCAGTGTTGAACCTGATGATTGTTCTGCGGTCACAGTAAAATAATCACCTACCGCACCATACAAAATAGCAGAAATTTGAACAAACATTTGTGAAGTACCAACATTTGCCGCTCTTATATCCCAACCACCAGTTTGTGTGTTACTAGAATTTCGTGAAACAAAGCCCACACTTCTTGTACCATTTGCATTGCCTGAGAAATGTATAGAGCCATTTAATTGATAATAACCTGCTTTACCTGCTGGTACTGTTAAGCGTGTATTATTTGTTGAGTTGTCGTGATAATTACCAACATCAAAATTCTCACTAGGAAAATTTAAAACAGTTGTTGTGTTATTTAATAAACTTTGGGCAGTAGTAGTAGTGGCACTTGCGCCAGCAAATGTTGAACCGCTTGCAGGCGCAGCCCATTCAGGTATTCCACCTGAAGAAACCCTAAGAACATCATTTGCAGTTCCTATTGCTAATTTTGCAGGTGTATTAGCGGCAGATGCGTAATACATAGCACCTGTGGCATCAAGGGTTGATTTATCTGTCTTTGTAGTTAGATCAACTGTTCCCCAACTGTCTGCCGTTCCATTTGTAGTTAAAAACTTTCCTGAATTACCTGTCTGTGAAGGCAGGGAATAAGAAGCAGGTGAAGTAAATGTGCCACCTAAAGAAACAGGTGTGCCATCCATTGTGATGGATGAATTAGTTAATGATGCGTTACCAATAGCACTAAGGGTGTTATTTGCACCTGAAATTGTTTTATTAGTTAGCGTTTGTGTTGCATCTGTTCCTACTAAAGTAGTAGTTGCATCAGGAATTGTTACAGTTCTATCTGCAGTTGGTTCTGCTACCTGTAAGGTAGTTTCAAAATCATTTGCCGTAGCACCTTCAAATACAAACTTATCCTTTACTGCAATAGTTGTACTATCAATGGTTGTTGTACTGCCTTGAACTGTTAAGTTTCCTGTTAATGTTAAATTGGTTAATGTAGGACTAACACCTGCTACTACAGGATTCCAGACCCCATCATCTTTTACATAAAGTTTATCTGTGTCTTCTGCGAAAGCCACACGCACATCAGGGTAGGTGCTATGAACTGTTGCCAGTTCTGTTTCATTATCTACTTGAACTACTACCTGATTTTCTATGTAGTCCAGTAAATCATTTGCAGTAAGTGTGTCACCTGCCGCAAATACTTTGTAAGTTATTGTCATGTATTCTCCTTAATTGTTTGGTACAGGTATTAATGTTAATTTTGTAAGCCATCTGTCAGGGTTTATGTCATGGTTTATTTCCATGACCATGCTGTCCTGATTAAAATTAACAAAATCTGTATCAAAATCCACTTGTACTTCATCACCGACTTCTGCCAAAACAGGGTAACGAAGATCATTTGTTCTATTTATTGCATAAACCGCTTTTGCGTATCTGCGTGGGTCTGTGTACTTAATGTCGTTTGGTACATCTGACCATCTTTCTAAAAATCTATCCATGTATTCATTAACTACTGTTTCACCACTACCTGCACCACCTGCAGTGTGTAGTTTTAAATTTGTATTGGCATAACCAAATTCACCATGTCGCATCTGTGAAACTAAGGCATTTGCTTCATAGGTATCAGGGTCATTATCTGTTTTGGCTACCACTTTATTAAAGAAAAGGTTTGTACCTGTAGCCATATCTAAATCAGTCATACTTACTTTATTTGCAGTTATTGCACCATTTGTAAAAATAGGATTTGCAAGATCAGGGCTTCTAGTTTCTCCATAATTTAGAAATACTGCTTGGTTATATTTATTTACATAAAATGCACCTAGTTCATGGTTATTAGTTTCTTCACATGCTTCAAGTAAGGTGTCTGTAATGCTTTCTCCAGCCATTGTGTAACTGTGGCTACTACCGCTTGCAATATATTCATCATCTACCCCTGCCGTAGCCATTAATGCTGTCATTCTTGCCCCTGTGTTTTGTGCAGGGAAGGAAACTTCATTCAATTTTATTTGGGCTAGGTCATCAATTAGATCAGTGGCTTCAAACCTTACAAATGCCCTTTCATCTACATCATAATCAGAATTAACACTTCTTAATTTGCCTTGAAAAACATTTGTCCATTCATCATCATACAAAACCTGAAACCTAGTGTTTGAACCTACTTTAAATTGAATATTGTGAAAGGGGTCTATTTCATCATTTCTAACTAAGGCAGTAACGCTACCTGCTACTGCATAAGGTGTAGCACTTGCATCTAAGATCATGCCCCTGTTTATATTTACAGAAGCGGTATCACCTAGAACATCTGTGTAGAAAAATGATGCCCCTTCTAATTGGTCTTCATCTAAGACTGCATTTACATTAAGTCTAAAGTTTTCAAGCCCTGCAATATTTACCGCATTATCATTTAATTCAGACTGATTTAAGGTAAAGCCATCAGGTTCACTTGTCTGTATCTGTAATCTGCATATTTCATTTAGTTTCATAATTTACCTAGCAAAAAACGCACCTGTTCTACCACCACGATCTGCAAATTCTTTAATGCTTTCTACAATTACTTTTCCTGCTTCAGCATCTGCCCTTAATGTGCTGACATTTATGTTATAGACATTTTCTTCCCTTGCACGCTGATTAATAATGGCATTTTCCCTTGTCTGTTCAGGGTTTTTCAAAGCAGATAAAGTAACTTGTGTTTCTGCTAATGTTTTAAGAATTTCTATTCTCATTTTTTCATCTGAAGCAGATAGACCTGTAGCAGTTTTGGCTTTAGTTGTAGAAGTACCACCTAAATCTAATTTTGCTAATGCGGCATTTGCGGCATTTGTATTTAAAAGATTATTTGCGCCCTGTGTTGAAAATAAGCGATATTGGTTTAATGCCCCTGTGGTGTTATTAATTCCTGCAGTTAATGCTTGGTAAGAAGGTGTTAATTTTTGATCAAACATGTTGGCTAACTTGTCACCTTCTGATCTGCTTTCAACAAATTTTGCTACTAAAAAACCTAGACCAACAACTAATGCACCTATTCCTGTACTAATCAAAGCGAACTTCAAGGCTGTTAATGCGGCAGTAGCAAATCCAGTTGTTGTCGCCACACCTGTCATACCTGTAGCCACTGCAGAAGATGCTGTAGCAGTTGCCGCCTTTATTGGTATTAGTAATCCCAGTGCTACTTTAAAATTAGCAATAAATGTAAGTAGGGGTGCGCCTATTGCGACTATTCCAGTTAAACCAATAATTATGTTTTGTATAGCGGCAGGTTGGTTTGAAAAGGTTGTTAATAGGTTTGTGAAAAAATTGATGGCTTTTTCAACAAAGGGAAGTAACTTTTCACCTATAACTTCTTTTAAATTGGCTAATGCGGTATCAAACTTCTGTGTAGAAGTTACATTCTTTTCTGCCGCATCCCCATAGGCTTTTTGTGTCTGCCCTATTAGAAGGGTTAAGGCTTCTTGGTTTCTGCCTTGCTTAGATAATGCTTCTGCTTGCTTGTAAGTCAGGTCTGTTAGGTTAGGAAAGATAGTCCTTAGTTCTTTAATAGTTAAAACACCATCAATTAATGCTTTACCTAATTTGGCTACAAACCCTTCTGCACTTACTACCCCACCTGTAAATGCTTCAACATCAAAACCAACATTTACCAATTCTGCAGATAAAAACCTTAAATTGGCAGGAAGTCTTGAACCTAACTGTGTACTTAATGCAATTATTTCATCATTATCTACCGCTAATGCTTTACCAAATTTATCTGCATCTGCAGTGATCTTGGCTAATGCTGTACTACCTTCTCCAAATGTAGTAACTGCCTTTTGCATTGTTTCTTGTGCTTCTTTTGCTTCATCTATGCCCTGCTTTAAAAATGTGACACCTTCACGCAGTGCAAATGCAGAAGCGGCTGCAAATGCGGTGGCAGTTAATCCTTTTAATGATTTATCTACGCTTCCTAATTGTTGGTTGGCAACTTCTACGCCTTCCCTTAACTTTTTGGTTTCAGCGATAATGTCTATCGTTATTTGTTGCGCCATGATTATTTGCCCCTATTCGCTTCTTTAACTATTGCTAAATAATCACTTAACTGCATATTCCAGAAGTCAGAAGGTGTGTAACCTGTCATTAAGCAAAATCTAGCCATGATCTTTAGACTGAAGTCACTTCTTTTGGGTTTAGTTGTACACCTGCCAATTCAGAAAGTTCTTTAATTGTCATTTGTTCTGCATCTTTAATAGTTAGATCAGGTTTCTGTCTTTTAGCCATCAAATACTGCATGGCAAAAGCCAATTTTGATTTAAGTGGGCTATCTGTCCATTCATCCATTGATACACCTATGTATTCTTCAACTTCTGCAAGTTCTGCCCATTTTAAGTTCTGCATAAAATCGTTATTTTCCATTTAGTCCAGTCCATTCCTTTGAATTATGTCTTTAATGTTGTTTTCATACTTCTGCTTTATTTCTTCCCTTAATTCTGCCGCCGCCCTTGTTATGTAAGGTTGGGCTTTAATTCTTCTTTTAGCCCATCCATATTCAATAACACCTGCGTAGGGAACTTTTGCGTTACCTGCAGAAACCCTTACTTTATTTTTATCTCTTACACCTTTAATAGAACCTGCTAATGCGCCTGTTCTGCGTGGGGCTAAGGTGGCGGCACGATCTGCAACAGTTTTTGCTATTGCTAAGTTCGCTTCAGTTAATTCAGAAAAATCAAAACCTATAGAAGTTAATGCTTTATTTAGTTCTGCTATTCCTTTTACCTGTATTGCCGCCGCCATAACTATTACGCTGTGACCCTTGTAGGTTCTGTACCTATCAATAGATCAAGTCTTGTACTAAATACAAATGTTTGATCTGCACTGCCACCAATAGGCGGCTTACCCTTTATTTCACATGTT